CTCCAATATGAGTGAAGAAGTGCTCTTCTTCATTTGGAACATATCTTTCAATTTTAAATTGCTCAAATGCGTGCTTCTCTGGAAATACTCTTTTATCAAAAAGTTCATAATATTTGTCTCGATGATCAAAAACAATCTTAATCAAACTATTATGAATTTCATTCACTTCCATAGATGAATCCCTCAATTCTGTTAAATTCATTACAGAATAATAGTCTTCATCCTCATTTTGAACACATTCAGGATTTTGTTCTATTAAATCAATTAAAAAATTACATTTATTCTCATCTAAAGTATTATCATATATTTGAACAAAATCACTTAGATTGACCATAAGAAAACTCCAATTTAGCTGCATTATCAAGTTGTTCTAGAAGTTCTGGCGTAAAGAACTTTTCAGGCTCTTGTAGAATGGACTTTTCATAATATGACTTACCATCAAATACAAATCGGGTTCCATTCTTTTCAATCAAACCATACTTCTCGCCCAACTGAAGAAGTCCATAATATTTGTCCAACCCTCTTTCATCAAAAAATAGACGAGTTTCCACCTCTTGATTTTCTTTACTTAAACGAGACTTAAATGTTTTTGCTTTAATAATTGCCCCTACGACCTCAGTTCCTTCTTTTTCTTTAGATTTAGAAAGTTCTATAATTGTAGAAGAAGCATAGGTTAATCCCGTTCCTCCTGATGGAACATTAGCCGGACCATATCCTCCAATATTAGCATATGAGTGATTTGTCACAATCATTGGAATTTCAGCTTGACCCAATTTAAGAGTAACCATACGAAATGTAGCTTTAATTAGAGCAGCTTTAGTCATATCTTTGACATCTTTTTCTGCCAAGGTGTCTCCAATTTCTTTATTTGTAGACAACATACCCAGACTATCCAAAACGAACATACAGGGCTTTCTATCTCCTTTTTTAGTTTTGAGATATAAGTCTACGGCTTTAAGTGCCTTTGTTCTAAATTCTTCAATTGTAACTACATTTAATACAACAACCCTCTTTAAATCAATTCCTCTACTTTCTAAAAGTGCTTTTGTGACGGCAGCTTCAGTATCAAAATATAAGCAGTAGCCATCTGGATTATTATCCAGGTAATTCTTTACAACAGCTAAAGTGTAATAAGTTTTTCCAGTCATCGATGCTCCAAAAAATGCAGTAATCTTATTACCAGATACTCCTCCAAAAATACTCCCACTCACTAATGCATTTAACATATAGGAACCAGTATCTACGAATACTTCTTCCTCTACTATATCACTTGCAAGCTTTGTATATTCTCCACCGATTTCGGCAATTATTGAGTCTAAAAAATCCATAAATTTACTCGTAAAAATCAGCTAGGTTTACTCTTTTTTGTGTGCTCCATCCAATGATGTCTAAAATTGACCGAATTGGAACTAAAAATGTTTTTTCAAATTGTAATTCATAATCAACGTATTTACCAAGTCCTAATTCAACTGGAAACTTTTGAACATAAGAAATTACATTTTCTCTTAAAGGATTTGGCATTTTCAAATAGCATAGCTTAATTTTATCCCCATTTGAAATTAATTGGTATTTATTTTCCAATTTCATTTTCCTAACGTAATGATTATACATCAAAGCACCTCTACAATGAATTGGTGTACTTTTTCGATATATTGTCTCACTGGAATAAAATTTATCAATATCACTTATTCCTCTTGGAAAGGATACCTCTTCTGGAGAAAGTTTAAAAAACTCATCTCTAACTTGTTTTACATAATGAATTAATTCATTCTCCTCTCCATTCATAATAATTTCAATACCTTTCTTAATAGCATCCCTACAATATGCAGGAGTAGATGTTTTTACTGCTTCAATTCCAGATATTTTAATTTTAGGACTTGAATACCTTACACCTTCATTATCCCATACATTAAGGATATAATTCTTCTTTTTTCTCCAAAGAGCAGAAGAACAAATCTTCTCTCTCTTCATATGTAGACAATTTTGGTATGCATTGGTTATTTTACATAGATTATCAAAAGCTTTATCTATAATCTTTTGCATTAAATCATCACAAAGTTCAGTTAAGAAATTAATTATTTCTTCATCACTAACATCCTTACCTTTGAATACCTTATTAACTATAGGTTCAAATTTCAAAAAAGTACTATCAGTATCCCCGGCTATGACCATATCAATACCTTGAGTTCCTGCCATTTTGTTAAGAAACTCATTTAGTCGTTTCTCAATCCATTGAATAACTACTTGTCCTGAATATGTAATAGCTTCGGCATTACGAATGTCGTAAAAACGAAAATATTCATTACCCAAAGAACCAAAAGCAGAGTTTAGGCAAATTTTAAGAGCTTGTTGATAATTTTTATACATTGAGATTTCTTCTTCAAGTTTTTCACTTGGAGACACTTCATTCAATGATTGAGCTTGAAGCATTTTCTTCTTATAAACACTTCGTTCATTGAACATTTTTTCCATAATCTTGGGAAGAAATCCCTGAACATCTTTTCTATACATTGACCCATTTGGACAAACTGTATAAGAAGAATGTTCATCCTTCAATTTAAAATCTTCCTTTAGAATTTTATCAACTGATACATAATCATTTCTTTCTAATACAAGAGTTTCTGGACTGATATTATAAGTGCGAATTAGAGAAGGATATAGAGATGCAAGGTCAAAACTACAAACCCATTTAAATTTACCAATTTGAGGCTCTTTTACAAAAGCTCCTTTAAATTTTTCAGCTCTTACCTCTGTCGATTTTTTACTTGGAATTACTACATTTTCTCTTTTAAGATAGTTATAGATAATGCCATCCCACATCCTACCTTGATAGTACACATCCTCCAGGTTTACTTTTGCTTGATATGCAAGAGTAAATGCAAGCTGAATTAAACACAATTTTTGCTCAAATCGAGAAATAAGCTTGCAGTCTTGTATATTATATTTTACAAATAAATTAAAATCTTCTGTGTAGAATTCACGGAATGTTTCATATTTATCGTGGTCTAGTTTTTTCTCGTTTAGAACTTCCTCTGCAACCGTATTTAATCTATAGTTTTCTACGTTAATGAATGCAAATTTTTTAAAGAGTGCAAGATAATCCAAAATTGAAATTCCACACAAAATATATTCAAGCTCTTGTCTTCCACTTGACTCATAATTTCTTGGAATTATTTTCTTCCAAATGGAAAGCCTTTTTGCTTCATCCTCCCCGAAATTTCTAACAATGCGGTTTACAATATATGGAATATCAAAAAGAGAGCAGTTGTATCCACTAACTACATCCGGATAATTATTTTCCCAAAACTGCAAAAATCTTTGAAGAAGTTCTGCTTCATTTTTACATTCATAATAAATATGCCCTTCTAGAGTTTCATTAAAAGGACGACTACCCCAAGTAAAGATTAACTTAGTTTTATAATCTTGAATAGCAATCAAAAGAATTTCTTCATCCGCTCTCTTTGCGTCAATTGAACCATTTTCTGCAGTGGTTTCAATATCAATTATAAAAAGACGAATTTGATTAATATCAAACTCAATAGTTTCATCTGGATATAGATCAGATATGCATTGATAAATTGGATTTGCATTACCAAAATATTCAAAGCCTTCAATATCTTTATATTTTTCAATAAAGTAATAGGTATCTTTTATTGTACCAGGTTGAACTGGAGCTAAATATGTTCCATCTAAAGTTTTATATTTGGTTTTTTTCTTTGATGGAACATAAAGAGTTGGTTTAAAGTCAATTTTATCCTTAACTTCTACACCATCTTCATATCCTCTATAATATATCGCATTCCCAATGTTTATTAAGTTTGTATAAAATTTCAATCTGCCAACACCTCCTCATTTTTAACCTCACTATTTACAATTTTAGTTGAAGAAATATTTTCAACATCTTCTACAGTAAGACTATCTTCATCGATAAAAATGAGCTTTTTATAAAGACTCAAAACCTCAATTTTAGGTTCACGTATTGTTACTATTCTCTCTGGATGTATCATTGCATAGTTGTCATCAGTTACATCTCCCATCCAAGGAGTTAATCTAAAGCCAGGAGAAGAACCACCTAAAGTAAAAAGATAAGGGTCAACTAGCCTACAATTTGGCTCTCCAGGGTCTGCATCTACTTGATAGATTTGTGCAATGATAATTTGATTATTTACTAATAGTACTGCCTGTATCATAACTTTTTGATGATGGTCTTATATATACTAGCACAAAAAAAGAGGTCGTCAAGATTTTATCTGACGACCTCTTTTGTCTATATGTTAGTAATTATTCTATTCGATGAATTTGTCTTTTCTTTTCATCCGGTACAACTTTTTCAATTTCAATTGAAAGAAGGCCATTTTCAAACTTAACTTTATTTACTCTCTCATAGTCACCTAAAGACCAAGCTCTATAATATGACCTATTATTTGCACCCTTAGCAGACACAATCACCATATTATTTTCCGTATACACTTCAATTTGTTCCCTCGTATATCCAGCCAATTCTACCTCCATTCGTCCTGTAGTATCATTCACAGGAACCCAATGATCTCTTCGATAATAATAATCAACAGGAGAAGAATTCCAGATTTCATCAAAAAGAGATGAAAGATTTGAAGTGGTGTAACGACGAAGCAAAGACATAAAAGTAAACCTCCTTTGTTTGTTTACAATACAAATTATATATTGAAAGACATTAAAAATGGGAGTGTGGTTAACTCCCATTTCAAGGTTCGGGTTATTCTATTAACCTCACTCCTCTTCATCTAGAGTAGTTTTTTTACCAATTGTATATTTTTGTATTAAAGTCCAATCATCCTTTTCTTTAAAGGAAATTACTTTAATTTGATTCAATGGCGCAACATCCCTAAAATTATCAGGATTTATAATAGTTAAAAGACCCCAATCTTGTAGTAAAAAAGCTACACGATTTCTTCTCTGTAAATCATTTACAGTCAATGAGCAATATTTACCATCCAATGCAAAAAGTTCTTTAAATGAGCAAATATAATATTTACCCAACTTGTGAAGAATATTACAACTTTGATATAGAATTCTATCCTTTCGAGATGCAACTCCAATTCTGCTTAGAGTTTCTCGAATTTTAAGGAAATCATCTGGTTGAGAAAGAGAAACCTCAAGCATCATTGAAGGTTCCCATTCTACTTTATTTTCGTGTGAGCTTTTCATTTTTTCAATCCACAATTTTCAAGTTTATTCTTTATATATTCAATTTGAGTTTTGGTTAATATATTTAGAACATCAAATGCTTTTGCATCATTTAAATCATAGTATTTTTTAATCAGCTCAAGTTCATCCACGTTCTCTTTTTTTGTCCACTTTGATATTCTTTTTCTTTTAGGTAATGAATAAAGATAAAACTGATATTGAAGAGAAGGAGGAATATGTGATAATCTATTCATCTCATTCGAGAATAAAATAGAATCCAAATGATAAGATAATGCCTTATTTGCAACAAATGGAACATATTGCTTAATATCTTCTCCTTGATGAACTAAATCTACTTTGGTATCATTAATTGAATTCAACCAAGACCAAACATTACTCATACGAAGCTACACTCTCCCATAATTTCA